CCCCTACGGGGGGCAGAGCGCGGAGTTCACCAGACTTCGCGCATATGTTTGCCCAACTAGGCCAACGGCTCAGTGCTGCAATGGGTGCAGATGCTGAAGATGCCGTTAAACTTGTTGAGGACATTCTCATTTTGGTGCATGGCATTATGACTAGCACAGGTCGTGCCGATGTTACGATGGCGGTTGTCACGTTTGCTAAGTTGAGATGTCAGGGTTCTCTATTGTATGCGACATTCAATGCCAAGTTATTTAGACGCCTTGATGATCTGTTAGGTTTACACATGCAAAGTACCAATGAGTACTTCTCACAGGCTCGCCAGATGTTGGATAATTACGCAAAGGCGCGTGATATGCCCATCGTGAAGAAGTTTCACAAGTTTGCCATGTATGCTTTGAGCTTATCTCTGTTTGAAAAAGCTGGGATCTCTATGGACAATTTGGCGTACAGCCGCATGGAACAGGAATGTCTTAAACAGAAATATCATATGGGCCCTGATTTCTTTCATTGTGTGCTAGATACTTTATTGTTTGTGTGTGAAAGAGGCTACCAATGCTACACTTCTGGGTCTTTGGCCCCGTTTGTGCATTCTGGTTCCCGGTATGAAGAGTGGTTTGACAAGGCTTCTGAATTGAAGCGGAAGGCCGCCTTCTTGGGTAATCCAGAAGAAATGGGATTCTCTTACCATTCATTTGTTGCAGAGATTGATGATGCCGTTGACGAGGGAGACCAAATCGTCAAATACATGTCCAATGGTGATAAGTTGGAGTCACGTTATGTGAAGGGTATGCTTGATAGTTTGAAGATGACTCGAGGGCTTGCTCTGTCCAAACGAGCTGCCCAAAAAGTGCGAAATTCACCTTTCAGTGTACTGATTCATGGAGGGTCGTGTGTGGGGAAATCTACTGTGAAAGCCATTTTGCAGTCTCACTTTCAGAAACTTTTTGACAAGCCTGCGGGTGATGAGTATTGTTATACAAGGAATCCTTCGGACAAAAATTGGTCAGGTTTTAATTCTGCAATGTGGTGTGTGATTTTGGATGATATCGCTTTCTTGCGACCAGATGCAGCGCCTGCGGGAGATCCATCAGTGCTCGAAATGCTTCAGATCATTAATTTCCCACCATTTGTTACGGCCCAAGCAGATTTGCCAGACAAAGGTAGAGTGCCAATGCGTGCTGATCTTGTGCTAGTAACAACGAATACTCTGCACCTTAATGCTGATGCATATTTTGCGTGCCCTTTGGCTGTTCAACGTCGTTTTGTGATTTCGGTCACTGTTGCGGTTAAAGCTGAATATCGTGTGGACAACGGTACTTTTCTGGATTCGTCCAAGGTGCCGCCGCAATTTGAGGGAGAGTACCCTAACTTGTGGGAGTTTACAGTCCATAAAGTAATTCCGGCTGCAGGTGGAGGCGATCGGCAAATGTCACGTCATGAAGTTATACACAAGTTCACGGACATTAATGAATTCTTGGTTTTCTTTTCGAAGGCCGCCAAGGTTCATCGCACAACACAAAAAGCAATTGATGCTAGTACTGGGAACTTCCGAGATCTTGAGGTCTGCAAGGTGTGTATGAATAGTAAAGCCCGCTGTGTGTGTGCTCCGATAGATTTGGACTCACAAGCAGATGACGTGCCTGCTAATGCATTCCTGTGGTGTCTGGCCCGTTTTTGGGCAGCTTTTGGTGTGTCATATTGTTTGTGGTACAGTATCTTCTACTTGTTGGCTGCAGCTGTGTGTTGTTGCCGAAATGTTGTAATGTTCCATCGATTTGTACGCTTGTTTTTGCGTGGAATGGACTACGCCGCTGCTACACCTGGTCAAGCTTTGTATGTTTATCAGCAAGCTTTGACTCTGCGTCCTACTCCCCAAATTATGAAGCGAGTTGGGCTTGCCGCGGGTCTTATTATCGCATGGTGGAAACTCTCGGGCTATTTAGTTCCAAAAATGGATGAACCTATTGTTGATACGGTAGTGAAACCTGTTATTGTCACTAGGCGGTCTGATGAGGGCTCCGTGCACAAACTCCCATCTGAAGATGAGGGTGAGGATTGCGTGGATGCCGAAGCAACCTTGGTAGTTCAGGGTAATGTTTTGCCTGACCCCGTTGGTATTGTGCCTGAACCTGATGTGGATGGTCGTGTCAATGTGTGGTACAAAGAGGATTATGAGACAACAACTTTTGATACCAG